GCGGTACTCGGTGTTATACGAGTAGTACGCCAACGCTTTCTTCAGGATCGTAATGGGAATGGAACCCAGGTCGTCGAGGGTCTGGACCTTGACCAGCTCCGCGTTCTTCTCAGGAGCGGTCCCCTGAGCGGAAGCCTTCACGGCATCCCACGACACTTTCGACACGTTTACGACCTCCTACACAAATTTGTGCTCACCAACTACCACAAACAACTCTACTTCAAAGAGGAGAAAAAAACCCGCCCAGGCAGGCAGGCAGGACCACCCCCGGCCCGAATAGCCCCGAAGACGGGGTATTTGCGGCTTCTGTAAATCGCACACCAAATTTGCCGGGTGCTCTCAATGGGCATGGCCGTTGACCGAGCTGGCCTTTAACGCGGTTTTGTATTATAATGAAGGCAGGAGGACGAGAAACCCCGATGAGCTTTTCGACGATTAACAGATACGCGATGGTGCAGGAAGTCGCCCGCCGGGTGCTGTTGCACCAGTCGAAGCAGCGCATTGCCGACGAGATGGGTGTCTGTGTGAAAACCGTAAACGCCATCGCGGCTAGCAAAGAGTGCTTAAACGTCATCGGCGATCTAACTCGCAGGCAGTTCGAAAACGTTGATCGGTTCATCCAGAACGATAAGTGGGAAAACGCAATTACGTTCGAGCAGAAGATTGTCGCCAGTGCGGATGAGCAACTAGACCGGCTCATTGCTACCCTACGATCGTCCACGTCTGAGAAAATCCAACTTGACGGGTCACGCCTTTTGTTCGAAGAGCGGGCTCGCATTACTGGACCGAGCCGACAGGCTCCTCCGTTAGATCCGATTACAGCCCAAATCCTCGTGGTCGCGATTAAAGAAGCCAACGTTGTAGAGAGGTTGCACCGTGACGGAGACACCGTTGTCGATGTTGGAAGCAACGGCGAATCCTCAGGAAGTTTGGGAAGCGACGCGCCGCCGAGCACGAACTAGTTTGTACTTTACGGCCAAGGCGTTGTGCGGCTTCCCAGACCTTACCACAACTCTCCATGGCTTCATCGCGCAGTGGGTTGTTGATGCAGCGGGCAACCGAAAGTTGGTGCTGATTCCTCGTAACCACTACAAATCCTCACTACTCACGATTTCATACCCAATTCTCCGGATTATCAACGATCCAGAGATTCGAATTCTCGTCGCATCGGAAAACGCAACTCTCGCATCGCGCTTCCTCCGGCGCATCCGAAACATCATTTACGGCACGCACTCGCAAATGTTTGCGTGGACATTCCCCGAGCTCGTTCCGAGCCAAAAATGGATGAAGGAGCACTCTTGGAATGACACAGAAATCTGCGTGCCGCGGCAACGGGATTATGTCGAAAACACCGTCGAAACAATCGGTGTTGGTGGAGCTGCGCAGTCTCGACACTATCCCCTTATCATCGGAGACGATCTGGTCGGTAAGGAAGCAGCCGAGAGTGATACCGTCATGCAGAAGACCATCGAGTGGGTTCACCTAATGGAATCGCTTCTCGTCGAACCGACTGATGAAATTCTGATGGTAGGCACGCGGTGGACTCACAGCGATGTCTATGCCGATATCATCAACAACGACCCTGCGTATAAAACGTTGATTCTGTCTTGCTTTAAAGAGGACGGAACACCCCTGTTCCCTGAGAAGTATACCTTAGAATCTCTCGCTGCAATCAAAGCTCGTCTCGGCATTTATAATTTTTCTTGCCAGTATCTTAACGCACCAACCACAGGCGACACGCCCGACTTCGAGGCAACCGATATCCGGTACTGGAAGTGGGACCCGCGAGACGCCGGTCTTGTAGTTCTTGACGACGGGCGAGTCATCGACCCGACCCTTTGCGATGTTGTACTTCTCGTCGACCCCGCGTTGTCCAAAACTAAGCGGGACTGCGCTAACGGCGTTATCGTTGCTGCAGTTACCCCGAAGGCGGATATCATCATTCTTGAAGCCCTTGCGTTGCGCGTTACTCCGGCAGCTCTCGTTGACGAGCTATTCGCGTTGTATAAAAAATACCGTCCACGAGTTTGCGCCGTCGAGTCCGTGCAATACCAAGAATCCCTTATTTACATGATCGAAATGCGGAAGGAACTGAAGAAGGACTTTTTCTGCCCGTGCGTGCCCGTACACCCTCGCGGGCAGGCGAAAGACGCTCGTATTCGGTCGACGCAACCGTTGTTCCGAGCTAAACAAGTCCACCTGCACCCCGAGCAAAAACTCTTATTCCGGCAGCTCATGAACTTTCCGCTCGACCGAGAACGCGACCTTGTTGATGCCCTGGCCTACGGCCCCGAGGTCTGGCAGATCCCGCTTAGCGCAGAAGAACAGGCTGACTATCTTGTACACGACGCTCAGCAAGCTGCTGGATTTGATGTAAATCAACTAACGGGGTATAGTACTTAATGGCTGAACTAGATTCAAAGACAGTTCAAGACATTCGGTCTTACCTGCGTGAGCAGGTGGACACATCGCTTACCCAGCGTGACGGGCATCTCCGCCAGCTACGCATTCTGCAAAAATACTACGAAGCGAAGCCCGACAAAGCGATTAAAACATTCCCTTGGAAGTACGCGTGCGGAGTGCGATCTCCGCTGACGTCAACTAACGTCGAGGCAATCTTCGCTCGCATCATGAACAGCATTTTCGGGATCGAGCCGTATTGGACCTCCCGACCGCTTGTCGGTGGGAAAGACGCGTTTGACGAATCCAAGCGTGTTGAGTATTTCATGTATTTTGTTGCTGAGCACGTGTTGAAAATGTTCTCGCACTGCTCTCGGTTTTTCATGGGCTCGGTTAAATACGGCACGGCCTTTGAGTATCTCACCTACCAACGGAAGTACCATACCCGGTTCGCTCGCGGCTCCGAGGGCCGCGTTGTGATGCGGGAGAAAATCTTCGAGGGCCCGATTCTAGAATACATTCCAATCTACAATATGCTGTACCCGGTCGGCATTCTCGACATACAAAACATGCCGTGGATCGGGCATCAATTTCGCCTTCCGCGGTGGCAAGTCGAGGAGTGGAAAAAGGATAAAATCCTGCGACACACGAATCGTACTATGAAGTTAGACGCTCAGGCGCCGACCGAACATGAAAGAGAACAGTATCTGCGTATGGGCCTGGACGCAGAGCAGCTCGTCGGGCAGATCGGCTTTTACCAACTCTGGTTCCGGTTCGATGCTGACAAAGACGGGTACTGGGAGCCCATGCGGGCGTTTGCATGCCCGGAGGCGGACTGGGAAATCTGCGCCATCGACGCTCACCCGTACGATCACGGATTCTGGCCTTACGGTTCGATCCGTTACATGCCTCGGGAAGACCAGTTTGAAGGCATCGGCGTTATCGAGATGCTTCAGCACGTGCAAGAGACCATCGATACGATTGTTCGCCAGGGCATTGACAATCATACGTTGGCGAATACTCGGTGGTATACCGTAAAGCGAGGCATCGGGCTGCCGCAAACGTTGTCCATCTGGCCCGGCCGGATGTTGCCGGTATCAGATCACGAGGACATCAAAGAGCGCCAACTCGGAGACCCGATTGTCGGATCTCTTCAGGCTGCCGAGTTTATGCAGGGTCTCGGTGAGCGTCGTACTGGCGTAACCGAGTACTCGTTGGGTCGCGAATCGCCGTTGGCAAAATACTCCGGCACGGCAACGGCAACAATGGCGTTGATGCAGGAAGCGACCCGGCGCTTCGACTTGTGCCTCAAAACAATTCGGGACAACTCAACCGAGGCTGGATACCAAATCATCCAACTGTACCAGCAGTTTCTCGAGGGGTCGTCATACTCTTACTTCTTGCAGCAGTTCCCCGCTCAACTTCAGCAGGGCCTGGAGGGGCTCATTGAATCTGAAAGAAGCATTGCTGAGCCCCCGCAGCAGAGCGAGATCGAGAACGAACACTACATAACGCTAAACCCCGATACTAACTATCGAGAACGTCTTGTTCTTGAACTTGCTGCGTCCCGAGCGTCACTCAACCGCGAGGTCGAAAAACAAAACTATCTCGCGTTGTTCCAAATGCTCATGGGATTCTACGATCGTGTTCTCCAAGCCGCAATGCAGTTTGACAACCCGCAGGTTCAGCAAATGCCCACCTTTAGAGACGCCCTTCTTAAAGTCTCAGCCTGTGCGAATGAGCTAACCGAACGCGTTATCAAAGGGTTCGACATCCGCGATGCCGCAACTCTAATTCCGGCCATATTCGAGGTACACAATGAACTTGGCGCATTTGCAAGCGGAATGCTCCCACCAGGTAACATGGCACCATCTCCGCTCGCTTTTGGAGCAGGACTACCACCAGGGTCTGCAGGAGGTCCTGGACCTATCGGGGGAGGCGCTCCAAACCCGATTGGCGGACCTGCGGGCCCTGCGCCACCTGCTTAACAAAGTTGATCTTCTCGTACGCGCGTACGTAGATCAGTATCTGGAACAACATCCAGAAGAGTACGAACGATTAATCGAGGAGGAACGCAATGGGAATGCTCCCGAACAAGCCTGACGCGCCTACCGCGCCGCCGGCTGACCAGCAACAAGCTGACCAGCCTTCATTCGATCCTGTTAAGGATTACCTCGATGCGTTGCATCAAGAAAATCGTGTTCTCCGGCAGGAATTGCTAACTCGCGCTGCAACACCGCCACAGCAGCCGATGCCTCAGCAGCCTCCTGCGCCGCCAGAACCGGAACCGTCGTTTGAAGAAGACCCGCAGAAATACGTCGACAACCTGTTCGAAAAGCGGGTCGAGCCGATTCGACGGCAAGTAATCGAGCGCGACGCATTTCGTGAAGCTCAATTCGCAGCGATGCGTCACCCAGACTTCAAACAGCTCGAACCGTTCATTGCGCAAGCAGTGATGCGAACCCCGCCTGATCGTCTTGCCGACCCTCGTCAGTGGGACGATATTGTACTATGGGCGAGGGGAGCGGCGTCAACCTACGGTCCGCCTCAAGGCTCGGCACCGGCTGCACCCGCACCGCAGCAACCGACGGCACCGCGTGCGTATTGGCCTAACGCAGCGCAAGCGCCTGCTCCGGTAGCTCCGGCTCCGGTGGCTGGTCCGGGCGGTGGGCCCGCTGGAAGCAGCGAGGCTCCGCAACTGTCTGAGATGGAACGGGAAGCCGCTTCTCGGTTCGGTATGACCCCGGAAGACTGGGTAAAGTGGCGTGATCGCCCGAATGGATAGGAGGAACAATGGCAGATATCGAAGCGGTCCTCAACTTAGTTGGGGAGAAGTGTAAGAAAGCACTCCAGGATATGGATATCGGCGGGTGTCGGGATCATGCGCGTGACCGGCTGCTTGATAAAGAAAAGGGCTGGGTCGCGATCGACGCAAAGGAAGTTCCCGAGTTGGCGGACTTCGCCGGTCCAGACGGGAAGATTCGGGTGGGCGATATCGTGTTTTGCAAGCGCAGCATGGAAAAGGCTAAAGAAGCTGAGGCGCAACGGTTAGCAGAGCGCCGTATGCGAGACGAAGCTCCGAAGAACATCATGCGCACAGCCTGCGCTTGGCACCGTGATTGCAAGCCCATCCTGACGAATCAGCCCCTTCCTGGGGAAGACATGAAGAAATACCAGGAGGACTAACATCCAATGGCTACTACGCGCGTACTTCGTCCGATCGAGATGTTTGCGCCTCTCGCTGGAACAACGATGCCTCACTTGTCGTATACCGAAGCGGACTCTCAAACGTTCGTCAAGAACGATTTGGTGTACCTCTCTTCGGGTGCGGTGACGGAATGCGGTGCCGACCCTGAGATCATCCTTGGCATTGCTCGGACTGCCGCTACTAACGTCACCTCCGGCAACATCGATATTCTAGTCGAGCCTATCTTCCCGTGGTGCCTGTACGTGATGAATGTGTATCACGCATCGGCAGCTTCGGCTACCTTTTCTGACGATACCGGTCTAATGGTAGACTACGAGATCGTCAATACGTCCGGCGGTATTTGGGCGATCGATGTCGCTAATTCAGGTACCACCAAAAAGCGTGTTCGCATTGTGAAGTATCTGGACCCTGTTGGAGACATCTACATGCGGTGTCTTGTCCAGTTTCTTGGTATCTACCTGCAGATCACCTACGATACGGCTCGGTAAGGAGGCATAGCCATGGCTGCAACAACCTCAGAATTCTCAAGCGAAATCCTTGCCCCCGGACTCCGGAAGATCTACCAGGAAGACCAGGCCTCGTACATCGGTGAGCATTCCATGATCATCGGCGCTGGTAACATTCTGACTTCGACCAAAGCGTACGAGAAGGACTTCGCAATGGCCGGCTTCAATACGGCTTTCAAAAAGGATGAAGGCGGACCGATCGTCTTCGTCGAGCCGATTGAAGGCTCCACCCGAACGTACACCTGGGACGTGTACGCGTTGGGCTTCGCGGTAACCGAAGAAGCGTACGATGACGATCAGTACAACAAGATTAAGGGCTTGCCGAAATACCTGTCCATGGCCCTGAACTTGAAACTCGAGAGCCTCGTCGCTGATTATCTGTACAACGGATTTACGGCTGGGCAGTCACTCGGCATCGACGGTCTTTCGTTGTTCAATACGTCGCATACGCGGTTGGACGGCGGGACTGTTCAAGCCAACCGGCCAAGCGTAAACCTTGCGTTGTCTCCGCTATCAATCGAAGCCGCGCTGGTTGCCATGAACAAAATGGTGACCGAGCTGGGCGATCCGTCCGCTTGGGACGCATCCACGTTGATCATCCCCGCTGATCTCGAACCCACTGCGTACGAATGCTTGTCGGCAACGAAGGTACCGTATGTAATGGACAACACCCCTAACTGGATCAACGGAAGGCTGACTCCCAAGGTGTACCACTTCGCGCAGAGCCCCACCGCTTGGTTCGTGCAGTGCAAAAAGCACGACTTGAAACTGTTCTGGCGCAAGAAAGCCCGGTTCAAGAATGGCGACGACTTCATCACCGGGAACGCCCTGTTCAAGGGGTGGTACCGAGTGGGTATCGGCCACTCGTCTTACAGAGGGTGGTACGGTAGCCCTGGCGTTTAGGAGGTGAGCAATGACTTCTAAAGCGCGCACTTGTACAACTGGCTTGCTCTACCACTTGGGCGGTGTGCCCGTAGCTGGTGGAGCCCTTTGCGGCCTCGAGCTTGGCGGCGGTAAGTGGTACTTCGTAGACCCGACTCACGGCACTGCTGGCGGCGACGGTGTTACGCCGGAGCGCGC